CTTGGGGACGTTGATGAGTTCCCCGGAGTTCTTGTTGGTGTAAGCCACGATGCTTGCACCAATCTGAGACTTGAACCGCCGCCAGTCGTCGGGAAGGACAGGAATCCAGCGGGGCTGGAAGTTGTCGTCTTCCGACAGCATGCCGTCGTCCCAAGCCTTCTTGTCGTGCTCCCAGCCCCAGTGGAAGAAACGATTGGCCATCGACCGCTCCAAGGGACTGGCATTGGGAGCCATGTGGGAGGGGTTGCAGGCCGACAAGATCATGGTGTCGGGGTGAATCTGAAGATCACCCAGCCGCCGCTCAGTCAGCATGGACAGAAGGGCAGCCCGCACCGAAGGAGGAACTGTCGTCAACTCGTCAATGAACAGGATGGCACCGGGCCGGGCCAGCCTTGCAGCCCACATCGGCGGGGTCTGCATGAAGAACTTCTTGCACTCCGACACGAAGGGGATGCCTGAGAAATCCTCAGGGGCATGGGTCGAGCCGATGAGATACATCAGGTCTCGGCCAAGGACTTGGGCCCACTGAAACACCACAGAGGACTTGCCGACACCCGGCACACCTTCGGTCAGGCCGGGAATCCCAGACTGAGCCACGATGGCAAGGGGAGTATTGGGGCAAGCCTTCGACCACGATTGCGTTGAAGCAACCACAAGAACCTCCTGAAAAGGGTGAGAGTGTCGGGGGGCTGCGGATCGACCGGCCCACAGCCCGGACCGCCTTCGGCGGTATCGCGTACTGACGAGAAACTAGGTGCAGAAAGCCATGACTTGCTCGGCCTTGGCCTTCTGAATCTCGGCGGCCAAGTCATCAGCCAACTTGCTAGAGCGCCTTACTGCCAACTTGAGTGCAGCCACATAGACCTCCAGTTCGTCCGGGGCCATGCCGTCGTCTCTGCCGTATTCAAGGTCAACAATGGCCTCATGCAGCGACTTGGCAAACCTCCTTGACTGAACCAATGCCTCCATGAGGTCTTGCCCCATCCGAGTGCTGTCGTCCCACGAAAAGTGTTCAACAACCTCGTTCTTTTTCTTGGCCATCCATCGCCTCCTTATGCTGTGAAGTCCATCGCTGCATGAGCACAGACGGCATCCTCAACCTTCTGTGCGGCATCCCTCAGGTCTTGGAACGTCACTCCGAGTAACGATCCATAGCGGTCAAGCATGTCCTTGACCTCCATGCACTCAGCAGTACGGCTTGCCACGCCGTTAGCCCGCTGCTTCTTGGTGCCCAAGTCCTTGAGGCTTTCCTCAACAACTGCCAGACGTTCAGCGGCAATCCGCTTGACTGCATCGCAGACGCAGCGGAAAGACCTCTCATTGGGCTTGAGGGGGAACTTGGTGACCGTGAACAGCAGGTCAGTCTGGCTCTTCTCGATCCGGTCGCAGACCTCGATGAAGTCCTTGAGCCCGGCCTCTGGCAGGAAGTAATTGCCGCCGGTCTGCCTGACCAAGATGCCACCCAAGGACTCGATCAGCCGTGCCACGGCAGAAGAGACTTGGGTCGTCGGCCACCAGTTGAGTTTGCTGTCGTATACCTTCTGGATAGCGGCCTCAATCTGAGCCTTATGGTTGTCCACCTGGGGCACAAACTGAGGGTTGTGCTTCAGGATACGGACAATACCCTTGTCCACCGCCACAGACATGACGAACTCACGGAAGTTCTCTTCCTCGCCACGCTCTACCTGAACAGCCTCACAGCCCAACACGTTGTCGGCCAAGGGCTCGATCTTGATGGGCCGCCCCCTGACCTTGATGTTGCAAGCATCAATGAAGGCACTGAAGGCATCCTTGATGGCTGCCGCAGCGTTGCTGGTCTTGGGCAGAAGGTGGACTCGGTTCACCTTCTCATAGGCTTCCCGCAAGTCCTCAATGAGAACCGAGCCCGGCTCCCACCAGATAAAGGCCCCGTCCTCACCGGAGCCATCGACTTGGAATACTCTCTCGTTCATTAGTAGATATGCCTCCTAGTGATGATCTCTTCCAGTTGACGCTTAGTGTCCACCGCATTCCTTGCGTACTGCCTAGCCTGCTCTATCTGCTCGACAGTGGTTTCAGGGTGGGCAAGCAGTTCGACAATCAAGTCACACTGCTTCCTCAGGTTCCTTTCGAGGTTTCTGACGATCCTCCTTGCCGTCACGCTGTTCATTGGCTTACTCCGTAGTTGCAGTGCCGTCTTCAAATAATTCACGGCAGTCGTATTCATCCCATATGCGGCGAGGAATCATTTCCTTGCTGCGATACTCAACGCAGTTGTCTTCGCCATCCTTGAACTCACCACAGAAGCACATCGAGGGCTCTAAATAAGTTGCGTTCACCCTGTAGCCGAGACGATCCAGTTCTCTGTAAAGGCCAACAGGAGGAGCCCAAGCACTATCGAACGTGCAACTAACTTGATTACCAACCCGCGTAGCCTTTAGCCCATAATACTCCGCTTTATCTGTACCAATATCAGCCCCAATATCCCACTTGGTTCCCCAGTTATTCACACAAAAATCCCACCAACCATCACCAATATCTTCTGGAACGGGAATAAACTCATTACAAGCCTTACCAGCGTTATAGGCTTGCTCAAAACGGTCAACCATAGAGGGATCAGCATGTTCCACAGTCAGATTATTCATGCACCAGTTAGGCATCCTGTCCCTCCTTGGCCTTGCAGGCCGGGCAAACCGTTACGTTCTCAAGGTGAAGAAACTTCCCGCAGCAGTCGCAGCAGTCAGACTCGGGCATGGCCGGTCCTCCTTAGTGAAATAGGGCGGTCAAACTATGAATCAGGCCTAGAAAACAGGGCCTCAGCAGAGGGGCAGTGCAGCCAAGGCCCTATGCTCTTCAAGCAGGGCTTCGCCGCCGCAATCAACACAGGACTTCATCCAAGTCAGGCTTCTCTTCTCGGTCGTCGCCAAGGGATGGGCCTGGGTCCTGTGCTTAGAGGTGGTCGTTGAGTAACGGTCCTCGTTCTCAAACCACTTGCCTGAAAGCCGGTCGAAGATGAACAAGGGCCAGTGGGTGCCATAGGAATAAACCACATAGAGGTCGCCAATGTTCAAGCCATAGATATTGGCAGCCTTGAAGTTGGCCTTCTGCTGAACGCTAGTCCGGCAGTTTCTTGTCGATACCCTCACGGCCAGTCTCCTTGTGCTTTGAGTGTCGAGTCACTGTCAACAAAAAACCCCCGGCCCAAGGTGGTTAGCCTTGAGCCGGGGGCCACACAGGAAACTCAGCCGATCATCAGGAGTAAGCCTCGGTCTCGATGTACCCCGAGACATCCTCCAGCCACTCGATCACCATCCTCTCCGGCTTGGGCACCAGATAGGCAATCACCTCTTGGGAATCTGGCATAGGTTCACCCCATAACGAAGTTGTTTGAGACCACCCAACTGACCACCGCACCGGCAAAGAACCAGAACACCGAATCGTCAGAGCAGAGGGCTTTCATCTCAGCCCTCCTTCTTGGTGCCACGCTTCCTAAGGCCAGCAGCCATAGCCGCCGCCTTCCAAGCCTGATACTCAGCGGAAGCGAAGAAGGCCTCCATGGCCTCTACCTCCTCCAAGTACCAAGCAGCCTTATTGTCGAACCGGAAGTTAGGCCACCGAGCCCGGACATAGCCCAGGGGGTAGACAACAGACTGGAACGGAGCCCCATCAATCTCAGTCTTGTCTTCGATGGTGCGGTACTTCTTGGGCTGCTCCACCGCCTTGACGGGCTGAACAGGAATAGGGGCCTCAATCAAGTTCTGCACAATCAACTCACGGGACTCGACCACGGCGGGGCTGGGAGGAACTTCCTTGGTGACCACAGCGTCACCCTCAGCCAGAATCTCAGCGATCAGGGTGTCGAACTCAGCAACATCTTCAGGCTTTGGCATAAGGGATACTCCTTAGGGAAAGGTGATCGACCACCAACAAAAAACCCCGGTCAGCCAACTATTGGCTGCCGGGGCTAGGGGGCGGTCAGTTTGCGGTCAGTTTGCGGTCAGTTTGCGGTCAGTTGACGGCCTCGACCAAGACTTGAATGGCCTCGGGCACGATCTCCATGGAGAGAAACCCGTTGGCCTCCAAGACTTCAGTGGCGGCCAGATGAGCGTTCAGGATTTGCTCATCCTGCTCAGCCCCAGCGTCAAAGTAGTCCCGGGGGTCGAAGTCAGGATCAACTTCGGTGATCGTCCGGTCAGCAACCTTACGAACCAGATGGGCCACGACAGAGTGGAACTGAAAGTACTTCATGGCGAAGTCTCCAGAGAGAAAAGAACAAAGGGGGCCGAGAGGCGACCACCCAACAGCCCGGACCGCCTTCGGCGGTATCACGCGGGACTGACTAACGAAGAACCCGGGTCCAAACCCAAGTCAGAATGTTCAGGACAACCTTGAGAATTACTGCATAGACCAAGAAGGTCCAGTTGCCTGACAAGACAGAGAAGGCAAAGCCAATGTTGATTAGCAGGGCAAGTCTCCTTGTCTGCTAAGGGTGAAAGAGAGAACAAAAAACCCCGCCAGCCTCAGAGAGGACTGGCGGGGAATAAAGCCCTAACGCTCTAGAAGCGCCGGGCACCACCTTTACGTGAGGCTCACGGTGGCATAGCCTCAGACCTTACGGCCAGTGCATAAAGCACTCCTCCTTTCGCAAGCGGGGCCTCAGAGTCACAACTTGGCCAAAGTTGCCAGCCGACAGGCTGTTAGACCCTAGGGTTATCCCTAGTAGTGGGAACAAAAAACCCCCGACCAGCCTTGCGGCTGGCCGGGGGAATTGGGGACGACGATCAAGCCCGGTAGGCCTTGATCTTGCCGGCGGCCTTCCACTCGGCCAGTTTGGCTTGAATCTCGTCGTTGCCCTCTTCGTAGAAGCAGCCGTTTCCACGGCCAACTTCCATCCGAACATAGCCCTTGGGGTAGAGCGTGAGAACAATCCCGCTCTTCTTGCAGATATAAACCTCCTTGCCCTCCACCGGGGAGTAATCCTTGGGCTTGGGGGCGAGGAAGGCCTTGATGGCCTCATGGTGGACCGAGAAAGCGGCATCCCCAAGCATGTTCTTGAGGACGGGCTTGGAGTACTTGGAGCAGTCGAGCGTAGCCATGGGAAGAATCTCCTGTGTGGGAGAGGGAGAGAACTACCGCGAGCCAAGCGGCCCGAACGGCACCCCAACCACAGCCCGGACCGGCTTCGCCGGTATCGTGTGGGCATGTGAGCGGGGGGCGACCGGGGCAAGGCATTCACCCTGCCGCCGACCGCCGACCAAACCACAGCCCGGACCACCTTCGGTGGTTGGGCGCACACGGCCCCTTCGGGGCAAGCCCATTGCCTTATCCCTAAAGGGATAATCCGCCACAGCCAACCAACCAACTCCCACCAACTGCTTACAGCAGTTGAGCCCAAGAGACCGATAGAGCCGAAACCAACTGCTTCGCAGTTGAGAGGGGCCAACTGCTTTAGCAGTTGAGGGTGGACCGAGGCCGAGTCTTGCTCCAACTGCTTCGCAGTTGACGGTCGAACCGATGGCAACTGCTTCGCAGTTCAGGGTCAGGGTTAGCCTTCAACTGCTTAGGCAGTTGTGGGAAAGGTGGGTTTGACGAATGTCAAACCGTTTGTGGGCAAGGACTTGCGGAAAGTGCGGGACCGTTCGTTGCGGTATGGCACCTTAGAAACTTGGGGCATAAAGCCACAAGTTTCAAGAAGGCCCCGCCCCCCCAAAACTCCTCGGATCATTCATTACGTTCCCCTCCTGATTTTTTTCTCAGTTTCAAAACCGGGGGTCCACATATCCATCCCGTCTTAGTGTGCTTCGCCCCGCCTTGCTCAACAGCGTCAGCGAACCCGTAGATGCCAGCAACAACTCCCCGGAGGACATAAAAGCACTAGGCACCGCACACTCCCTCTCAGAGGCTCTCTCATGCCCATGATGCCCGACCCCATGTCCATGTCCTCGGAGGACCGCATTCGTCGTCTCATGGGTGGCCTGCCCTCTATGCAGGCCCCGCCCGTGGAGCCCACGCCCGACATCGAGCCGGGCCCCATGGGCGACTTCTCTCCCCAGGCCCAGGGTGGCTTTGAGTTCGACCAGCACGCCGGTGCCATGGGACAGGACATCCCTACTGGCATGCCCCGGTCTCCTGGCGGTCAGACCGGCAATCCCCGCTACGACGCCATGCGTGCCCAGAGGGCCATGGAGCACCAGCAGCGGCAGCAGGCGAACATGGCTGCCTATCGCAACAGCCGCAACTACTAAGTCGGGAGACTTGCATTGGCTGGGCCTACTGGTCGGTTTCTAGGCACGGGTGGCGTTCCCTCTTCTCCGAGGGCGCGCAGTAACGTCATCGCCGCAGCCAAGGGCCCGAACTTCGATGCTGACGCGCTGAAGTTTGTGAAGCCAGAGGACTTCTCCCTGGTCCAGCAAGACGGACCCATGGGCGAGGTGTACGGCAAGATCACAACCCCAGAGAACTTCTTCAGGGATGCTCTCCTGGGCGACGAGATGGCTGGCGTCAAGGCCCGTATGATCGAACGCAACGAGCCAGGGCAGGGGGCACTGCTTCCGCAGGTGGGGCCAGAGGGAATGGGGCCTAACTTTGAGCGTGAGGTGGGGCACTTTGCCGGCCCCGACATTGCCCTGACGGAACCAAGCGGAACATCCCGTGCTTGGTACGCCCCGCCCGGAAACATCTTCACGAACACCCAAGCCGGCGATTCCTACGTCCATGAGTTCCTGCACGCACTACTGCACCCAAGGGGCGGGGCCGAGGCTGCCGGCGCTTCGTTCAACTGGAGGCGACCAAAGAGGCTTGGCGACCCCTCCGCCGCCGACATGGACGTTCCTGTCGAGGCTCAGTTGAGCCGCGAGCCGCTGGAGGAGCAGTACGCCCGCAAGAACCAACTGAGCAGGCGGAATGCGTGGCGAAACGAGGACATTGGGAACGCGATCTACAACCGCGATCCGGCCGAGATGAGCGCCCGACTGGCCGAACTCAAATGGGCGAAGTCCCTCGCGGAAGGCGGCTTCCCAGAGACCAGGGAGCAGAACTCTGCCCTGCTCCAGCGGCTGCTTGACGAACCGACCAGGGGCGGCGACCCGGTGATCCAGGCCGGGCCACTCAAGGGCCTTCAGTATCCGGGGTTCCGAGACCAGCAGCGGGCGCTGCAATACAACTGGAAGGTCCTTCGCCCGTCAGGCCAGAGCCAGATCGAGGACCTGTTCTTCAGGCTTGGAGACACCAGCAAGCCGGAGGCCGGGCGTGCCTGAGCAGTACGACAAGAGCCAGGGTCAGTCACCGACCAACCGCGCCTACCTTGCTGCGGCCGATGTCGTGGACAAGGAACTCTCCAGGGCGGGGATCAGCCTGCCCGACGAGCGCCGGGCCGGGATCATCGAGGGCCTTGTCGGCGCTGCCCAGGGGGTGCCCATCGAGCCAGGCTCAGACGCAGCCCAGTTTCGGGCCCTTGTGGAAATGGGCCAGGCGATTGGCCAGCGGCCGTCGCTAGAGGAGTTACAAAAGGCCGGCATCACTGATCTGTTTCCGATCACGGCCCCCAATTACCTAGGGGACCCGCTGGTGCGCGAGCAGTCGATTTCTCCTAGCCAGCGATACTCAGTCGAGGCCATGCACGCAAAGCAGCGGCAAGGGTTCGGCGGTTACGGCTGGACCCAAGAGAAGATCGACAAACTGGGCCGCATGCCCAACGCGAGGGAACTCTCCGAGGATGGCCGCGCTGCCTGGGAGTGGAAGAGGCGCAAGGACTTTTTGGATTCGCTCGTCGCCACGGGCGATTCGGCCGAGTCTGGCGTGCAGTCAGCCGAGAAGGCCATGGCCCTGAGCGGTGGCGTCGGCGCGGCCATGTCCCCTCCTGACAAGGAGGCAATTCGCCGGTCGCTGCTGGATAAGGCGATAGGCGAATACGAACAACAGCGGGGCAGGACCCACGGCGAGAGCGGGTACGTTGGTGCCCTCCAGAACCCGGAGTATCTGGCCGGATATGTGGTGTCTGGGATGAACGCCCTGCCAGAGGCCGCGTGGCGACAGTACCTCGACAGCAGCCACGGGGAAATCGACAAAGGGCGAGGCGCGGTCCTGTCCGCACTTCCAGCACTAGGCTCAGAGCACGGCGGCATGGCGCACGCAGGCATGGCCGCGAGCGACCTGTTCACCAAGCACCTCCCAGACGCCCTCGATCACGCCAGCGTTCAGGCTGCTGCCAGGCGAGTTGAGCCCCTGGTGATGCGGGGCCAAACGCCAGAGCAGAGCGCCAAGGCACTGAACGAGGTGTCGAACGCCACCCCGCTCACCTATGACGAGCACTACTACAAGCAGCACGGGACTTACCCCAGTTACCTGCACAGCAGTGCCGCGACATTCCTGAACGGCCTGCTTGACCCGTCCGTTCTGGCTACTGGGCCGGCGGCCAGGGTTGCGTCCCTGACAGGCAAGGGCCTTCGCATGGCCGGCGTAGCGTCACGGGGCTCTTGGATCAGGCCACTGCTTAGTGCCTATGGTCGATCCGTATACCGGGACGCAGCACCTCTGGCCAAGTACCCGATACTCGCTGCCGCACGCAAGGAAACCATCGAGGAATTGCCCACAAACGCAGGCCTCATGGGGCTGTTTGGCGTTGCCCCGAAGTTAAGCCAGCCAGAAGACGAGGCGATGCGCACCGAGTCGCCGCTGCCCACCGACTGGTTCTCGTCCGGGGTCAATGCCCGCAAGGACCTGTGGAAGCAGGACCAAGAGACGGGCAAGTGGCATCCGCCCAGCGACGAGGAGATCAGGGCCGGCATTGCCAAGCGCGAGGCAGCCGCCGCGAACGCCCCTCTCAGGGGCATGTCCTACGTCAATCAGTTGCCAACAGGGCCGTCCAAGCAGACGAATGCCCGTTGACCCAATTCAGATGTAGCGCAAGACTCGCTTGAGGTGGCCATCACTCAGGAGGAGTTATGTCAGAAGATATTGTCGATCAGGTTGATTCTGGTGCCGTAGAGACCGCTGATTCCCAGGTCGAAACGTCATCGGCCCCGGACTATGGGTCGCAGGTCGAGTCTGGTTCCACTGGATCAATCCAGCACCAGCAGCAGAACACTCCATGGGATGCCTTCAAGCGGCTCCCCGAGTTTCAGGGCGCTGACGACCGTGCTATCGCGGCCCGTCTCTACAACGCCATGGAGAGGGAAAAGGCCGCTTCCCGGGCCTTGGCGCAGTACCAGCAGGTCGTCCCCTACGCCCAGGAATACCTGGCGAACCGCCGCGACTTTGAGGCCTGGCGGAAATCGCAGAGCCAGCAGGTCCAGCAGCATCCGCAGGTTGCCCAGGCCCAGGGGCTCCAGCGCCCCGACCAGCAGTCAGCGCAGACAAACAAAGGCTGGTGGAATCCGCCCCAGGTGCGCGACTCGTACAAGCGCTTTCTCGTCAAGGACGAGGACGGCCGCGAGGTGGTTGACCCTAACGCACCGCCGTCCGCCAAGGAAGAACTCTACGAGTACCAGCAGTACAAGGCGGACTTTGCCAAGAAGTTCCTAGAGAACCCTGAGGGTGCCCTCGGCCCGATGGTGCAGGAAATGGCCGCGAAACAGGCCCAAGAGATCGTCAACCAGCAGTTTGAGAAGGTCAACAACGAGCAGTTCGTCAGCACGGTTGAACAGCAGAACAGTGATTGGTTGTTCGATCCTCAGACCGGCAATGTCACACCGGAGGGGTTGCTTGTACATAAGTATGTCGAAGAGGCAAGAGAAGCCGGAATCCAAGGCCCGCAGAAGCGGTGGGAATACGCCGTAGCAATGACCGAAAGGGAGTTGCTGGCGCGGGCCTTCGATGAAAGCCAATCTGCTCATCAGGCAAACCTAGGGCAAAGCGCACAGCAGTTCATGGCATCTCGGCAGCAGCCGGTGCAGCAAGCACCTCCTGCTCAAGAGGTCAGGCCAGAACAGCCGCGTCAACCCGACCTTGCCAAGCAGAACATGGAGTACTTGCGACGAGAGGCTGCGAGAAATCCCAGCCGATCAGCCGGTACCGCCAACAACGACTTCCGGGCCCCGAAACAAAAACGAACCTTTGAAGAACTCCTCAGGGAAGACGCAAGTTCCCGAGGGCTAATCTGAAAGGATAAGCAGAGATGCCTAGCAGCACTGATTGGGCACGTTCCATTGGCACGACCATTATCAACTACCTCAGGGAAGAGGAGTTGACCACATTCCGCAAGTTCAAGGTGTTCGCAGCCCTTGAAGGTAGCGGTAACGTGGTTATGAATCAGGGTGGCCGAGGGATCGACTGGCAAATCAGGTATAGGAATCAGCCTGTTTCGGGAAACAATGGTGAGACGCCTCGCGTCTTCTCGCGTCAGAACCTGTGGGTCGATGCCCAACTCCCGTACCGTGGCTATCAGGTGACGGACAGCATCTACAAGAAGGAGATGCTGGAGAACCGTGGCCAGCAGGCCCTTATCAATGTCGCTGGCAAGATGGCAAGCCGGCTTCAGGAGTCGATGGAGCAGCACCTTTCCAAGGAGGTGTACATCGACGGTAGCGCTGCCGGTAACGAGTTGCGATTCCATGGCCTTGAGTCGTTTTTCGGGATCAACGGCACCGTGAATATCGGCACGGGTGCCCAGCGGACGGCCAACGCGGCCGACATGTTTGGCTTCCCAGCCGACACCTATGCCGGCGTGAACACCGGGCTCGGTGCCGTGGCCGGCTCGCAGATCAGTGGCGTGTGGCCGAACGGCGTGGCTGATCCCGAGTATGACTTCTACAGCCCGGTGGTCGTGAACTACACCAGCACCGCCTTCGGTGGACTGACGGCTACCTGGGCTGACAACTGCGTGGTGGCTACCCGTGAGGCGATCCACCAGACGAAGCGGAACGACACCAAGGAGTCGGAGATCGACATGGTGTTGCTCGACCGCAAACTCTACATCCAGTACCTCAACAAACTCGACTCCAAGGAGCGAGTCATCGTGACCAAGCAGAATGGTCTGAAGTCTTACGGCTTCAACGATGTGTTTGAGCAGGACGGGGTGGAGATTTCGACGGAATACTCGGTCCCTGCCAACTGCGGATACGGCTTGTCCATCGCCAACATGGAACTGCGTTGCATGGAAGGAAGCCTGATGACAGCCGAAGGTCCGTTCTATAACGAAGACCTGCAATCCTATCGGTATGTCGTGTCCGTTTTGGCGAACCTGCGTTTCCGTTCCCCGCGTAACTTCTTCAAGTTGCAGGCGATTGCCTGAGCCTAAGCCCACAAGGATAAAGACCAAATGAGCAATCTCGACTCTGATCCGTGGTTCCCGCGTGGCACGACCCTCGGCGTCACGGCGACCGACCAGGGCACTGGCATCGTCGGCACGCAGCGGTGGTTCATGGACACGACTCCGGCTGGCGTGGTGAACAGCAACGCCCCGGTCAAGTGCATCGCCATGCGGAACACCTCGGGTGGCACGCTGGCTGCCGGCACGGTGGTGAAGGCCAAGACGACCGCCCTGCTGTCCGAAGTGGACGGCAACGCCACGGTTGACTCGCCCGTCGTGGGCGTCGTGGACGAGTACCTGACGGCGGCGGTTGCCAACAACGACATCTTCTGGCTTGTCGTTGCCGGCCCGACCTCCGCGACCATTGGTACGGGTGGCGTGACCCAGGGCAACTTCGTCTCGATTGCAACGGGCACTGTGGTTGCCAGCGTGGCCAACAAGACGTTTGGCGTGGCCCTTGCCACCGCCTCGGCCGCCGCTCTGGGCCGGGTTCTGGTGGGCATCGGCGGCTACTCGTCTCGCGTCTCGACTCCGTGATAGTGGCGTAACACGGGCGTCATTGCACCGCACCGATGACTGTCCCGCAGGATGGTTGTCGGTGCGGTGCTGTTTTGTACGGAGGCCCCTATGTCCATTTCAGAGCCCTGCGTTCTGGCGGCCGGCAGTCCCGGTGGCCTTGCCCAGAAGGTCAGGGCATTCGTCACTGTGGCACGCCTCAAGGCCGAAGGCGGCCTGACGGTCACCGAGTTTGGCGAACTCTTCCTGGCCCTGATGCGGGTCGCCATCGAGGCTGCCGACACGCTGTCTGCTGCGGGCTCCCAGAAGAAGGAACTCGTCCTCGACGCCCTCACGATGCTGTTCGATGAGGTCGCTGACAAGATGGTGCCGACCTACCTCTGGCCCATATGGGTCGTGGCCCGCCCCGCCGTCAGGGCATCACTGATCGCCGCCGCCTCTGGTGGGATCGAGGTCGTCCTCCAACTCATCAGGAAAGCATCGTGATTACTGCCATCTGCATTGGTGCCGCCGCAGCCTTGGTGTTTGGCCCTGGGGTCAGGGAATGGCTCCAGACCCTCAAGCCAGCGCCAGTGCCCGAGCGTGCCAAGGCACCCAAGAAGCCGGTCGCCAAGAAGCCCAAGAGGCCCCGCGATGAGTGAGAAGACTCGCCAC